TTAATCCATTCGTTTGATGAATAGTATTTCTCCCAATCGGAAGCACTTCTAACAACTCTCTTTCTAGTCTTGCCCTTAAGGGGCTTCAATCTTCGAACCTGATTTAGGGATTTCTTCCCTATATAAAATCTACCAGTTGGTATGTGTATCATTTTATAGATAAACCCAACTGCACCTTCCGGTGTGTTTTCCTCTGTAACAATATTTCCATTAAATTTCCAACTCATTAATTACTTATTAGTAATAGTATCGGAATACTTTTTTACATTTAAATCACCGCCTCTTGCTTTCTTTAAAGCCTTCTCATCTTTAGATAAATCTAACGAAGGTTTAAATGCGCTTTGGTCACCTATTTTCTCCGGGTCACCACCTTTAGCATTAATTTTACCAGTTTGTGGTACTCCGTTTTTATAAATATCAATTATACTTGCCATTTTTTTAGTATTAGTTTGTCTATATAAATATAACCTTATGTATCAAAACGAACAATAAAGTTCAATGGGTAATCTGGCATTGATTTTATTGGTTGTGGTAACTTAGCAACCGCTACCATATTTAAATCATCATCATATAACCCAATTGTTGTAATGTATGGTGCTAAAAATGAACCCGTAGTATCCAATGAACTACTATAATCATATTCACCAAATCCACTAAATACAGTAGGATTTACATTAGATTGAATAGAATGTAATTTAATTTTACCAAATTTACCATCAGCATCATAATCTACTGCTGTTGGGTTTTGTGAAACATTAAATTCAGATTCTAATACAGATAAAAGAATTTCATTTTCATAAATTGTTTTAGTAGAACGAAAGTTTAACGTATATTGTGATAATACAGACCCACTAACAATATCCCTTGTCAGTATAACTAGTCCTCTATCATAAAATATATTACCAGCTACATTACTTCCAGAATCTATAAGATTTGAATACCCATCATCTTCATATATTTTTCCATTTTGCTCATCTTCTAATCGTACACTACCAATTTTAACACCTTCTCCATAATATATCTGTGGGATGGATATTACCGCAAATTCATTGTTTAAATTTCGTTCATCAGTAGATGTATATGATTTTCGTAGTCCAACTTCAGTTATTATTGATGCAGTATCCGAATTTCTATAAAATTGTGATTTTACAGATTTATATAAAACTTTTCTAACAAATCCGTGAGTTTTTTCATCAGAATTCACATCTATCAATGTGGCGTTTGATACTTCTCCAAATAATGGGTATGTATCGTTCTCATCCAAAACCCATTCTTTATAAACTTTGATTGGTCTTGTAATTATATCAGATTTAGGAATTTCTTTAATCATCTATTGCGTTTTATATAAATATTCCTTAAACTAAAAACCCCCTTTCGGGGGTTCTTATATTATGCTTACTTTTAATTAAAATGATAATTTAACTTTAATTAGTACTTCCTTATCAAATGATTTAACTACTGGTTGCGATGTTTTTGCAACAGCTATTAATTCGTTTGAATCATTATATAATCCAATTGTTGTAATATACGTTTGTGGGTCAGTTTCAAATGTAGATTCTACAAAGAAACCATCCGCATCGATATATGTAGGATTATTAGAATAGTTAAATTCTCTATTCGTTGCTCTTACAAAGAAATGTTGAGTAGAAATGTTTTCAGTTCTACGTGCTTCAAAATCACCACCTCTTTGAATCGCTTGTAATAATCTATATTGATTAAACTGCTCTGATGTTTGAAGGTGTGATGGTGTTACACTACCACTTTGGATAATTACACCATCCTTTGTATAAATTGTTTGGTTTGCAATAGTACCTAATGTAGAACCGATTGCATCAGCGTTAAGAACAATAATACCTCTGTCAGGATAGAATAATCCATATCCTTGTCCGTTTGTACCAACTGTTGTATTGATGGTTGCTTCATTTTCAGTTCCTAAATTCAAAGAACCAGAAACAACTTTAAATACTCTACCACTTAAACCTAAATCATCTCCAAATTTCTTACCACTATTATCGATGAATGTAAATGTACCACTTCCGCCAGTCAATGTTAATGACCAGTTACCAGCATCCATTTTTTCTCTAAAACGGCTTCTAGCTACATTTATAATGTAAATTCCATTTGCATCAACTTCAATGCCAGATGTGTTTTCAAAAGAGAACTTACTATCAGTTGGGTCTAACAACATTGAACGATATTGTGCGTATGTTGCTTTTGTTGCAAGTAATGCAGAATCGTTAGTTGCCAAATTCATAGAACCACTACCATTAACATGTCCATAAGCAAGTGCGTATTGAACTTCAGCTGAATCTGAAAATGCTATTGGATTGTAATCATACACATTAGCGTAGTAATATCCACTCGTTGAGGTAGTTTGTGCCGATGCTGTAAAAAATTGTGCTAAAGAACCAGAATCACCAGACCATAGACCTGTTGTTACTATTTCTATTTTAGCATTTACTTTATCAAAATCACCAAATCTCTTATAAATACCAGTAGCTACCCCAGCACCGGTTGAAATTTGTTGTCCCGCCGGCAATACCGAGTTAAGTAAGGTTACTAATTGATTTGAATCAATCGTACCTGTATTAGCCAAATCTCTAATTTGGGCGGTTATATTAGGGTCATTAATTAGTGCCATTTTATATATCTATTTTATGCTTTATAAGTTACAGCCACAGGAATTGTTTCTGAACCACCAGTCTCATTTCCGTATACTGTTATTGTTGTTGAAATATCAATTGTCAAGTTTGGATTTGGTGTGAATCTAAATTCTAAACCACTTACCACTTGTGCAGTTGTTGTAATTTCTTCTCCTAAGAAAACAGGAACACTTCCAACATTGGTAGCTCCTCTAGTCACAGTAATAGTACCAGCTCTTTGGTCGGTTAATACTACGGTGTATCCGGCATTTGCATTTCCAGATGGAGATGTTGTTGGGGTTAATCCTACACCACCTTCAGTTTGATTAACTGCAATAGATGGTACACCAAATCTAACAACAGGAATTTGAGTTGTTCCTTTTGGAAGGGTAACTAATTTATATCTTAATACTTGTGTTTCATCAGGTGAAGCTTCCGTAATAGGAATAGCTCTAATCGCTGAATCATAATAAGCAGAACCTTTTGGATGCGCTGGTTCATAAAGCGTGTAATCAATCTCATCATCTCCCAAAGAAAACTTTGAAATGTTTAATGATTGACCGGATGCCAATTTTTGTCTTCCTTTTTTGGTAAGAATTGCATCTACTGTTATTTCGGTATTATCTAAATATGCCATTTGATATTGTTTTTTTTAATTCTTTTATTATCTAAAATAAATATAACCATTTAATATTTTCAAATTAATCTACTTCAAGTATTGGTTCACCACTACCTCTACCCGTCTTAGCCACTCTAAGAATGTTAGGATTGGTACTAAATGTTTCAACCGGTGATAATCCGTCCGGTGTAGTTGCGGTTGTTTGTTGAGACCCTTTAAAGTAAGAACGCTGTAATCCTTCTGATAAATTATTTTTATATTTATAATGTGTAGGAAAATATCCTCTAAGTGGTGTTATTCCTAGTACATCCCCACCGATGCTTGGAAAATATGGTATTCCAAAAGAACCGGTACTAAATGGTAGTATTCCCACTTTATATTTATATTTTGTAACAGGTTGTTTTTTATATCTAACTTGGTCACCTGGTTGATACCCATTTACAGGATATCCAGATATTTGAATGTTTTCAAATTCCGTATATTGTTCTTTAACTAAAAATATATTTTTTCTGCTTCCTGTTGTTTCCGAATTACCAAATACTCCCTCCCAATAGCTAACTAGGCCAGTACCATTTTTAGCATATAATCCAAATCCCGCATTTGCCAATGAATCTCTTTCCATTCCTATTTGAGTAGATGAAAATACATCCACACTACCAAGTAAAGTTTCTCCGGTTGGACAAAATATGTTAGCCGAACCGGTCTTTGGATATGTAGGAAATTCAGTACTTAAGTTATCACTTAAATTGTATATTATAGATGTATTATATGTAGGATTTGTACCTTCTAATATTATATTATCATTTGTTTCAATGATTGTATCATAGTTCGGCAATTCTACATTTAATTCAGTTAAATCTTTTAAATCTAAAAGAGAATTTTTAACTAAATATTCTAAATCTATTTTAGTATCATCTTTAGTATCTATCGTTGTATCATAATCATTTTTAAATGATTCCATTTTTTTCCAACGAGTTTTACTTCTTTCTAAATAATGTGGTTCAATTAATAACCCCTTTGATATTTTTGCTCTAGCAGGTGCTAAATCGGACAACACATCAAATAAAGATTTATCAATATATTTTACTAAACGTATATATTCATAGATATCCCTATTTGCAAGTCTTTCGAAATAATATTCTCTTAAATCTTCTAATTTTTTATAAGTATCTTTGTACTCATCCGATGGGTCACCAATGTAGTTATCAATATTAAAATCACCAAACGCTTTTAGGATATCCATATTCAATTCCTTTGTTGGTGAAAAGAATAATCCCAAACGATTAGTATCTATTGGTGCCTGGTCAAACGCCTTTTTAGTTGCTCTAGTTTTATATGATAAATCGGTAACCAATGATGCCGATTCAAATCTTATTTTATTAGAATATGTTAATCCCAATGATGGTACATTAGCTGTTACCGTTCTATCGTATGGAGTGTATTGATATGGGTATGTTGATGCAGACCACATATTACTGGCTGATGCAAATTGTACACCATAACTTTCATTGATGGCTACGTTTTTAATACCAAGATCAATATTTCTATCTTTTGGATATTCAAAATCTAAACGGAATACTAAATCCGCAGTGGATGCTGTAAATGAATTGCCATTAATTGCATCTGGAAATAGAGTATGGTTTTGAAACTTGCTTAGTTGTAATGGAGTTTTCCATAAACGAAATTCATCTAAATTGCCATCAAATCCATTACCTCCAATTTGTAAATAAGAGCCAGTCTCCCATTGAGTATCATCAGTTGCCAAAGACATACTAACAAATGTAGTTATTCTAGTTCCATTAGATGTAGCCAACCATACCTCAAACCAAGAAGATGAATCAGGACTATTATGCCTGTTAATTAATATATTCGTATAGTGTTCGGTTGATACAGGAAAATCTAAGCTTCCCGTTTTTAAATCCGGACCGTATGCGTATGGTTCATCGTTAATATATTCAATATAATAAGATGCAGTTGTTGCAAGACTTTCAGAAAAATAAGTACTTGTTGATTGGTCTCCTCCGAAATTTAATTCCAATTTTGCAAATGAACCAGTTGTTTTTACTAAATCTAAACTCCATTCACTACCTGATATCAATGTGTATATTGGACTAGGTTTTAATGTTGGTTTTATTCTAAATTCTACTGCATTTGGATAATCTCCGAATCCAGGTATTACTTTCCAAGGTATTTGTACACTTGAATCTTCTTTTAAATAAATTGCCGCAGTTCTATCATCAAATGTAAATTGAGTAGTACCGCCCTTTGTTGGGTCTTGAGGTCCACCAAATTCCATTATCGTCAACATAGATTGTGGTACACCATAACAAGCCATTACAGCTTTCATAGCTCTACCCGTTCCTTTATGTTTTAATAGATATGGTAAGTTGTTTAAAATTCTTCTCCAAACTTCATTGTTAGCATCTTCCAAACTTCTCCCATATTTCTGGCCACCTTCTTCATTAGTACCAAATGCGTATTCCCAAAGGAATTGAGAATCAAATGCTCTCTTTCCTTTCCAACCCATAGAATCTAACATCTGATATACCATAACATTTGATATACCAATATCTTGTTTATGTTCTAAATTTTTATTAGCTTTTAATGCATTTATATAACACCACAACACATCAAAGTGTTGCCCAATCATATCTAAAAATAATAAGAAATCTGAATTCTGGTAATCTTCTACCAAATATTCAGGCATATTATTTTTCATAGAGTTCGTATTATCGGCATCATAAATTCCTCCAGTATTAGTTGCGTATTCAAACCAACTAATCGAATCATTATTATCCCATGTCTTTAAAACTCTATATGTTATTCCGTTTGGTGCTAAATAATTTTGTTTTGGAAATGCAAGTAAATCTTCAGTTTTGTATAACCATTTTTCAAATCCATCAAAACCTTTTACTAAATTATTTATTTTAGTTGCCAATCTTTGAATCTCACCTGTTTGAGAAAATCCTTTGTCAGCAGAATAAACTTCCCAGTTTAATGTATATAAAGAATCTTCAGTAATTATCTCATCATTTGCATCAGTTAATAATGCAGCTTCAGTATTTTGATATGGAGGTGTAAATGTGGTGGCTAATAATGCTTGATATTTAAATCTTAAATCTTCTAATACTTTTATTTTGTAATAAAAATTATTAACCCTTTCTTCCGCTGAACCAAAGTGTACAAAGTTACTCCAACTATATTGAGAACCACTTACATATTGTATATTTAATTTTTCGGTATCAATTGAATTTTGTTCAGCAAATTTATTTATTAAATCAGTTGAAGTGTACGAACCACTTGCTATAAGCTCATCATACACTTTGAATCCAATACCATTATCAGGTTCTAAAGAAAAATTAGGACCTTTTAATGGTGGGCAAAATAATGCGTTAACTCCGCTTATAGTTATTGTTTCAACTATTGGGTCAGCTTGTAATTTTGAAATCCAAACTTGTTGGTTTGGTTGAACTGATGTTGGTATTGGTTCGTATAACTTTAAAATTAAAGAACCCTGGCTACCTGTCCAAGTTGTAATTACTTTATTATCACCGTTTCCTAAATGTAATAGGTGTGTAAGATATTTTGAAGAATCTATTTCAAAAGGTCTATCATCAAATTGACTTACAAACCCCTCTACTAATCTACTTATAGCAACTTCTCTTGGAATTGTTAAATCACCTTTATCAAAATTTATAGTTATTACTTCTGTTTTACCAACAACAACTTCTTTACCACTTTCATTATAAGGTACTAATTTTAAAATAATTGATATTTTATCAGCATCTTCAAATGTTTGAGATGAATCTAAGTCTAAAAGTTGTTGAAAATTTAAAACAACATTTCCACTAGCTGCAGCTCTAATAAACTTATCACTACCAACTTTATATATCTTTACATAGTCGGTACTTACGGAATCATAAGATAAATTAAAATTTACATTAGTACCAACATAATCTGGCCCAAATAGCTCGGATGGATAACTTATGTTTCTAATATCAGGAATTCCTACCCAAACATCCTTTGTTGCATTAATCGTTAGTTCTAAAAACTCACCATCTCCTCTTGTATTTGATGGAACTATAATTACTTTATATACACCAATATCAGAAAATGCACTCTGTGGTAATGATATTATAAATTGACTTTCAACAGGTACATTATACTGATATTCTTTTTGATTAACATAAACCCTTATAGATTGAATATTATTTTCTTGTATTAATCCAATAGGAATTGCTGCTTCCGAATTTAAATTATATAATCGTTTTGTTTCCGGATTACTTAATCTAAGAACTGCGAAATTTTCCAAAATTGGTTCAACAACAGCTTCTGATGTAATGTTTATAATATCTCCCGCTGCTGCTTCAAATCTAAATGTTAAACTTTCATTTGGTTGTGCAGTTAAATCTTGAAGTGTTTCTGTATTTCGTATTAATTGTATAGATGTAATTCGATATAATGATTTATCCGCAGTTCTTACTAAACTAGGCCTATTTGATTTTATAGCTACTTCGGTAGTTCCATTTGTAATTCGTTGTACACCGGCATTACTAAGTGTAACAGCTTTTTGATTAACAAATTCTACACTATTATCAATACCATCTAAATTTATTTTTACCGTACTTTCGGATGGTATTGGTTCTTCAACAATTGGTTCTTGTTTTTTTACTATAATATCATTAAAATCTAATACTTGTATTTTATCATCTATATTATAATTAAATTGTTGTAATACATTATCCTTTATATAATCAATTTTTATAGTAAATAAAGGTGTTGATGAGTATATTAAAGAAGCGTTTGATAAATCAAGTATACCTCTATTTGTATAATTTATTAAACTATCATACGGATTTATATTTATTCCGTAATTGTAATTAGGATTTTGAACAATACTTATTACATATCTTTCATTTGAAATATATCCTTCTTTTTGTAGAGTAACAACGGCTTGAGATAGAGCAATTTCGCTTGTATTCTTATTAAATGTGTGTGGGGTTGTTTTATAAATATTTTCATTATTTATAAAAATTGATGCATTCGTAACATTCGAAGTTACCCTAAATGTATATGATGAATCACTATTAGCTAAACCAGATTGGTTTGTTATAGGTATATAAGGAGTTAGCCCATCCTGCGGTAATCCAGTTAGATTAGAAACTATATCACTTGTTACAGGTACAGCTACTCCGGTAAAACCATAATCAGCAGCACCATTGACATTAGATGAGCCCCCTGCACCAGCACCACCACCAAATGATACACCGGATACAGAATCTGAATCGCTTACCAAATAGCTATTGTATTCGGAATTAAAATTTTGCTCATCGTTTCTTTCTGCCATTTTTTTACTTTATGTTATTCTATTAATTTATAAATATTTTTATTGTATATTTTCTCTTTGGTTCATATCTCTTTCAAAAATTTGGTCTCTACCATATCCGCGGTCTAAAGATTGTGTATCAAACTGACCGCCTCCGCCTCCGCCTCCTCCACCGGAATATACTGGTGGTTCTGGTTCCGTGTATGGTGGGTCACCAACAGGTGTTTCAATTGGTAGCTTTGGCAATCGTGGTTCATCTGGTGGAGGTGGTGGGATTTCTTTTTCCAATTCCGTTTCAAACACTAAAGCTTTTTCATCTATTTTTTGTTTTTCTATTGTAACAATTTTTCTTTCAGGAGATGCAGTATCTATTAAAATATCAGTTTCATATCTTTGCATAACCTTACCAACATCATCTAAACTTTCTTCCACCCCAACCCTTTGAGTAACATCCTTCTTTACATCCAATTGAGTTAAATAAAAATCTATTGCTTTTGCTAATAATAGTTTACAATTTTCTTTTATTTCGTTTTTAGATAAATCAAGTTTTGCTTTTGTAGTTAATGGTTTACCATAACTATTACTTCTTATATCAGAATTTCTATTAGTAAAATAATGTCCAGCAGACTCTATAAATTTAATATGTATTTTGCCTACCAAAGATTCAAAATCAGCTATTTTATATTCTGCTCTAAATTTATCAAACCATTCTCTTGAATATTTATTTCTTATAAAATCTGATATTTTTGTAGGTGTTATTTTATCTAAAAAAACAAATGCAGAATTTATTATATCATCTCTAAATTGTTGATTTTGAATAAACATACTATATCTCTTTTCCAATTCAGTATTTACATATCCAGAATTTTTTATAGGAAATAATCTAACTTCAGTACGAGATGGTGATATTTCTGATACCCATAGTTTATCTTGAGGTTGCTCACTTCCAACTCTTTTATTTAATAGAGTTAATTGTGTTTTAAATATACCATTATCGTATCCAGCTTCACTCAATAATCTTTCAACATCTATAAAATATTCAGATGGGAATTGATTTTTTTCAAATAAAGTACCCTCTGCTACTAAAAAATAATCTCGTATACTTTCGGTAGATAATGTTATATATCTAATTAACTTATCATCTTTTTGAGGTAATTGATTATCATTGATATCATATACGATAAATTCAATAGCATCTTTATCCCCAAACCCAAAAAAAGATTGCAGATTTCCTTCCTCAAAAATCTTTCTATCTTTTGAGTTAATTCGGTATCCTTTGTTATCAATTATATCTTTGAATTTTTTTACTGCCATTTTAATTTATTTTAACCCCATTGGTCTCCTCTTTGTTTTTGTAAAGCTACTGGTATATTAAGTGAGCCCACTGCGGATTTGATAATAATATTACCATTATATTCAGTATCACCGGTAAGTCCAAATCCTGCGCTTGGTTTATATCCATCTACTTTTTTATCGATTGTTTCTAATTTAAGTCCTTTATTTTCACCAGGTTTTAATGTTATAGATGATATAGCTTTAAATATACCAGCTATAGCTCCATCTTGAGTAAATGTTAAAGTTACTGGTTTTTTAGTAAAGTTACTAACTCTGAGCTCAGGACCATTGATAAATCTTCCTCTACCATCATCTTTTGCTCTACCTCTAAATGTAATATCAGGATATTGTTTTTCAGAAATATTCACAACTTTGGCTGCGAAATCATCTGATACTTTAAATCCTTCTTGTATTTTAGCAGCTTTTCCAAATAATTCTTCTCTCAATTGCTCCACTTGCTTTTCTAATGTTTGATTTCTTGCAAATAAAGAAACTCTTTGAATCGATTCCGCAGTTGCTTTTTGTATTGAATTTTGAAGTTCAATAATTGTACCAGTAACTTTAGAATTAGCTTGTTGTGTTTGATTTTCAGAAGTTGCAACAACTAAATCTTTTCCATCAATTTGAACTATTAAACTTTGAGTAACTATTTCTAACTCAGTTACCTTTGCTCTTAAATCTAATATATCTGAATTCAATCGTGTTATTATAACATCCCTATTAGCAATCTCAAGTAATGCAGCATCGTAAATTGTTTTTAGAACCATTTCAGGTAAAACCGGAGCTTCTACTGGAATTAATTCTATAATTGTAGTATCTATGGATTTTAATAATTCCGATTCTTTGTATTTCGGTCTTGATAATTTTCCAGAAACAATACCATCTTCAGCGAAAGAACCACTAAATACATGGACACCAAACGAGTTCTTAGTTGTAAGTGCTAATGACCCACTAACTAAAATCTGCCCAACTTTTTTTTCGTTTTTTAATCCAGTTTTTAACATCTTTAATCTTTTACAACATTGAAAGTTAATTCATCATCAAAGTATTGAACATCGCCGTTATTATCAATTTTAAATTCAATCTTATAAACTCTACCAGCTTCCCAATTCGAAAGATTTAAATTTATATAGTTTCCATTAGAATCACAATTTAGTTTTGAGTAATCACTAAATGGTATTATAATATCATTGGAAGCAAAATCTTTTATTTGATAATATGATGTTTGTGGTAGATATTTTATATCGGCGTATCCAAATGTATTTGTAAAAGTTTTTAAGGGATACAATTCTCTCGCAAATATTCGTATAGTTGCAGTTGTTTCTGCTTTATATTCTTTCTTTAAATTGGTAATACCTACTTTAACATCGGATGCTGTCAATTGTGTTAATGAACCCGTTATAAAAGATTGGTCATTCCAACCTATTTTAATTTTTGGTTGGTATATTGTATTGGTTTCTTTAGAAAAGAATTTTAATTGACCGTAATCTTCAGTATCATTTTCTAATGTATCATCAAATTTAATAATAACACCATCGTTTGAAATAGAGCCACTCATCCAACTTTTTAATAATGATTTTACATTTATTTCTATATCAGCTGATTGGTATTCAAAATTTTGTGAAGCACTTACCGATGTAAACCATGTAGCACCTTGACCATTGTTTGGGTTACTATCACTACCACTAGCTAACCCATTTTGTAACCAATCCAATTTAGTATCACCTTCTCTATAATTCCAAGTTACACCTTTAGTTGATACATTATCAAAACGAGTTCCAGTACCCATTTGCCAACTTTGAGATATTGGATATGCGTATAATTCGTACTCCAATGGTAATTCCTCACTCTTTGTTTGTTTTAATATAAGAGTGGCATCTTCTAATTTAATAGTATTGTTTACTAAAGAAGATGATAAAAATCCCACTTCAAATTTTAAAAGAGCACGTGACACATCTTTAATATTACCATAATAAACTTTGCTTATTTCTAATATTTCATCCAATCCAGTGTTTTGGTTGGGTTGTTGTAGATATATCGATGCATCTTTTGATGCTGTTAGGAAATAGTATGCCATTATCTTACTCTGCCTTTTATGTCCGAATCCGGATATTTAATTTCAAAAACCGATGGGTCTAAAGATGGATATACAATCTTATCTTTAGTTGCCGCTTCTATATTATATGAATTTGATGAATATTTTCCACCACATTTATTTGTTACCTTAACCATTGGTACTGACGAAACTCCTTCAACATTTGCTATTAATAATTCAACTTCACTTAAATTTATTGTTTGGTTAAATGTCCAATTATCTACACTAAAATATTGCTTAAGCTCACCTATACATTTTGTAAGAACTTCACTCTTATTATAACTACTAAACACAATTATTTCAAAATCAATTCCAATATTAATTACAAACCCATCTAATAAATTAATACCATCAGTTAATAATCGATACTCATTCATATAAGTTTTTAAATTTTCTTTAACACCTCTATTAAGATTTGTTAAATGACCTATATTATCATACCCCAGCAAATATAAATTTATTGCAAATGGATTGTTTTTTTCATTTTCGTTAGAAGTTTTACCTATTAAAAATTTTGTTATTTGTTCTTTAATAGATTGTTCGGTTGGTTCTTCATCATCTGGCTTAGTTACAAAACTCATAACTAAATCAGTAAATTCTTGTAAATTATTAGGTGATGCCAGAATAGATGACGGTGAGTTATTATCTAATGTACCATCGGCCACTGCAAATGCTTTAGCAGTTGCACCAAATTTTGGTGGCATTGATAATGCTCTAACTTGATAATCATTTGCAGTTACCGCTCTATTTTGTGAACCAAAATTAGCTAATGCGTTTTGTCTTATTTCTTCTAAACTTTCAGCACCCCTTCCACCTGTTGCAGGTACTTCGTTATCAATTGCTATTGAATTTTTTACAGTATTATATATTGCCAATTCAGATGCGTTATATGATTCGGTATCTTCATCAAATTCAATTGTATTAACTCTTGTCAATTCACCAACCGGTATGTTTGAAGCAACTCCACCACCAATCATATACTTTACAGTTATAGTTGTACTAGATGGTGAAGTACCATATGTTTTTGTTTTTAAGAAATTAGTTGGGTCAAATGATTCTTCCAATCTACTAATAGAATTCGGTAATCCTAATCCAACATTTTTAAGGTTTGGAATTAATTGTTCATCCGATGCCGATGAATCACCTGCACCAAATTGTATAGATGTTGTATTGTTTTGATTTACTTTTGATACAAATCTTCTAGCCGTTTTTATTGTTTTTAGTACAAATGGTACAGTTGATTTAAATTGATATAAATCAGGATCATTTACTTCAGTATTGGGTGAATCAACAAATACCATTTCTTGTGCAAGATATGGTACTTCATACCATTTGTTTCCATTGGAATCTCTACAATCGTAAATTTGAATTATATTAGTTTCAGGTAAATCTATTTTTTGAAAAGGTGAGTATGAATCAAATACTACTTCGGTTTGTATTAATTCACCTGATAACGCTTGTACATATTTTTTAATTAAATAAAATAATGGTTCTCCCGTATTTGCATCTCTTTGATATATTGTTATTTCTCTATTACTTTCATCTGAAAAATCTACTATATCTGTTGTTCTGAAAATTATACCAGCACTTATTGATTTACTCAACATTCCTTCTTTTATTCTTAAATAATATTTTTCATCTGGTTTGTTATTAATACCAACTCCGATTGATGGAACTAATTGATATACACTCAATGTTGTTATAGCAGGTGCAGTTACTTTAGGTCTATATCCCAAATATTGTGATAATGCCAGAACACTTTGAGGGTCTTCTGCATAGGTCATTAATGACTCTTTTAACGTATCATCGATATAATATGATAATGAATCTCCTATATAAGATGCCATTTCAATGAACATCATACCAGGAGATGATTCGTTAAAATCAGAATATGTTTTTGGAAAATAAGTTTTTGCAAATTCAATTAAGTTGTTTCTGAATGAAGCAAAATCTTTATTAAGATATTTTATATCTTTTCCTTTATTTTTAAAATTTCTATTTGTAATTGTTACTGACATATTCTATTATATTATACACCTACATTAAAGGTGACTGTATTTAAATCTGGATTTCCTAAAACTCTAAATTTAATTGATACATTTACTGTGTTATTATCTTTATCTAAATCAGTTGCTCCTATATCAATTTGGTCAACACTTATATATGGTAACCAATTTTCTAAAGCCAATGTAACGGTATCTTCTATCTTTTCGGCTAACGCATCATCATTAAATTCGAATAATAATTCTTGAAGACCACTACCAAAATTAGGTTGCATTATTCTTTCACCTTTTTTTGTTAATAATAGATTTTTTATATTAGAACTAGCCTGTTCGGCCGTTTTAAAACTTTGATTGAACGCAGTATTTCCAATTTGGATTGGCAAAGTTATACCTATCGCAAAATCATCAAATTTTTTCGTATCTTGTACTAACTTTTGTCCTAATACAATTGCCATTATTACTTCTTAAATCTTTTAACCAATTCTGAATAATCTCTATTCAACGCTTTATCTATTTCAGCTACTCCCGTATTTACACCTAATCCAGTTGGCTGAGGTCCTTTAGCCATTTCACCATAACCCATTTTTTCAGCCAATGCAGTTTTACCTACAATCGAACCCATATCACCTTGTCCAAAGTTCATTGTTCTAAATCCACCATCTCCTTGTGGAATTCCACCACGTGTTTCATTAAGGATTTGGTTAATCATTGGATTTTTACTAAATTGTTTTTGTGGTACTAAATTATTAGATATTGATTCTTCAATAATAGCATCTTCCATCATAGCCTTAGCCATTGATAATCCCGTATTTTTTGGTTTAGCAGGTTGTTTATTTTCTGCTATTAGTTTTTTTACTTCAGCTCTTACAGTTTCCTTAATTAATGCAGGCAATTGCTCTTTAAGCTCCTCTTTAATAAGAATCTGAATAGCTTTTAATAGTTTGTCCGTATCCATACTTTAT